CAAGACATAGGCAGTGATGATACTGGATCATCCCAAAACAACGACCAGGCAGAACAGGCTAAAACCTACTCACAAGAAGAATTTGATCAACATATGGCCCGTATGAAGGCCAGTATTCAAAAGAAGTATGAAAAGACTTTCGCTGAATTAGGTGACATCAATGAACTCAAGCAACTCAAGACTGATGCTGAAAAGCGACGTACTGAAGAGCAGGTAAAACGTGGAGAGTTTGAAAAGACACTTCAAGAATTAGCCTCAAAGAAAGATGAAGAAATTCGCAAGCGTGATGACATTATTAGAAACTANNNTGTNGATACTCCATTAGTAGCCACAGCAGCCAAGTATGGTGCGGTGAATGTAGATCAGGTTAAAACCTTATTGAAACCTAATGTNAGATTAAATGCAGATGGTGAAGTTGAGATAGTAGATCATACAGGTGCAGTTCGCTACAATGACAAAGGCAAACCCATTGGCGTTGAAGATTTAGTTAAGAACTTCCTAGATGAAAACCCACACTTCAAAAGTGCGGGACCAACTACTACCCAGACTAAAACTAATGTNAGTCAATCACGTGAGAAAATGGACATAACAAAATTGAATATGTCAAACCCTGCTGATAGAAAATTATATGCGGAGTTCCGCAAGTCTTCAGGGTTAGCCTAAAAAAACTATTAAGGAGAATTTATAATGGCTGGATCTACTACCGTATCATTAAATGACCTGTTNCCTACAATCGTTCAAGAAGCATTGTTCGTAGCAAACGAGCGCAGTATTATGCGCGGACTCGTTAAAAACTATACCTTGGCACCTGCTCAAGGTAAGACAATTCAAGTTCCAATTTACCCAGTTCAGACTGCTGTTTCTGTTACTGAAGGTGATGAAGTAACTAACACTGAAGTATCTACAGACGTGGCTAGTTTCACCGTTGGTCAAGTTGGTATCCGCACATTAGTTACAGATATGGCTCTAAACGCTTCTGCTTCTAATGTTGTTGCAGACCTAGGTCAGTTGTTTGGTAATGCTATCGCTAAAAAGATTGACCAAGACTTAATGGCAAGATTTAACTTCTTCACTACTAATGATGTTTCAAACACTGGCACAGCGATCACTGCTGCTGATGTTATGAAAGGTATCACAAAATTGAAGAATAATGCTGTCCCAACAGATGGTATTGTCTGCGTATTGCACCCAAGTGTAGCCTATGACTTGAAGTCAGCATTGACAACTCAAGGAAACGTGGTATTCACAGGTGGCGCCTATGGTGATGTTGCCAATGAAGCAATGCGTATGGGTTATGTTGGTCAGTTGTTTGGTGTTCAAGTATTTGAAAGCAGCAACGTTCCATTGACTACTGGCGGAGCCGCTGGTGACTACGCTGGTGCGATCTTCCACCGTGATGCTCTAGGCTTTGGNNTAATGCGTGATATCCAGATTGAAACACAGAGACGTGCTTCATATCTAGGTACTGACGTAGTTGCAAGCGCTATGTATGGTGTTGGCACCGTTTATGAACAATACGGTGTAAAAGCCGCTTTTGACTCTAGCGTTCTTTAATATTAGGAGAGTAAGATGGCCTTCATATCTCTATCTGGAAATGTTATTTCTTTTGCAGAATATTCTGATGTCACAGATGCTGACCAAAGAGTATTTGAGGCCAACGAAGGCATCGCTAACTCCACTGATGTTGAGGATCTAACTGAAAAGGCCACAAGCCGTATTCTTCAGTTGATCCGCAACACAGCGTGGTGGAAAAGGTATTATTTAATTGAGGCCTCAGAGGCACAAAGACAGGCGACAAACACTAGGAACACTCCTGATGTACCACTGCCCAACGCTAACTTAATNTTTAGCAGAAAAGCAGACTTCACAGACCTATGCGTTTATTTTACACTATATGAATATCTCTATCCCAAGATAGCAGACTTCAGTAGTCAAGATAATGCAGAAGTTCAGAAGATTGGAGTATTCAGAACCAAGTTTGACACCCTGTTCAGAGAACTTATAGAAGACGGCACGTGGTATGATTTCAACAATGACGGAACGGTCACTGAACTTGAGAAACTACCACAACGCACTAATCTAGTGAGAGTAAGATGAGAACAGAATTGTTATCAGCGATAACCACTGCTATNAGCACACTTACCCAGTTTGCAGTTAGCACTGAGTTACCTTGGGAACAAAACGGAACTCCTCTTTATCGTAAGAATATGAAGAAAGTCTATGTTGATCGTGAGCGTAGAGAAGAGACAACTCTTATCCCTACGCTCAATGGCGATGAAGTCTTTCAGATTGATCTTATCTCTGAAGTGTATCTTGCGGTTGATGCTAAAAATCCACCTAGTCAGTTAGACTCCGTGATAACAAAGATCCTATCAGCAAAATCAAGTACAGGTATCGTCAATTTTGGAACAGAAAGCGATTATACCGTGGATAAGCAAGAAGATGTAATGATTTACACCTTTGAGTTTAGACTAAATCAAGCAACAACATAAAAAAGGAAAAGACAATGGCTTATATCAACGTCAGTGCTCCTTCAAGTAATGCGGTAATCCAAATTCAGAATACTACAACTAGCATCGCTAGCACAAGTTCTGGATACATTATCCCTGCACTTCAAGATGTCACTATCAACAACTCCGCAGGAGTATTCAACTGGACCCAGTTGGATCAGTTTGCACAACTAACGGTTTCAACACCTGCGACAAACAGCATCAGTGCTAATCTAGTATTAGATTCCTCTACCTTCTTCACTGGCGACGGTGCAGGAACCGCAGGTCTATTTGACTTGAGCAACGATGCAACTCTAGTCCAATTCCGTGTATATTTTAACGGACGTGGAGTTGGCAGCAAGTATGTCAGTGGTCGTGGTTATATCACTAACCTGGCACCTACGGTAAATCCAACAGCACCAGTCTGGGTATCACCTATCCAGATCAGCGTTGATGGAGACTTCACCGTTGGCACCGTTTAATTAAACTTAAACAATGATTAAGGGGGCTTTCATAGCCCTCTTTTTCTATATGCGTTAAATATAAGGCAGGAGAAAGATTTATGGATTTGAGAGATTATAGTATTGAAGACCTGCTAAAGAGTCTTGAGGCTGAAGTTGCAAAAAGTTTGCACGAAATAAAAACAGCACAAGGTGATTTAGACAAGATAAATGGACGCTTGAGATTCGCTCTAGCAGTCATACACATATTAAAAGAACAAAAGGATTAAAAGATGAAACTTACACAACTTACAGCAAAACCCCAACTAATCAAGATTTCTATTGACGATGAAGATACCATCAAGGAATTTGGTGAGGCATTAGACTTCTGGATCTATGACCGCCAACCACTTGATCAGTTTGTTAAACTTGCACAAATGAAATCAGAGAATTTTGGAGATCTCATTGAAGTAGTCAATGCAATGGTCCTTGACGAAAATGGTGGGCGTGTTCTTGAAGGTGAGAATATGTTGCCAACAAATGTTATGACCAAAGTTATTGGCAAGGTTGTAGAAACCTTGGGAAAGTAACACAGGAGGCCATAGATCCTAAAAGCATTGAAACCAGTTTAGTTTTAAGTCTTGATCAAATGGGGCAACGCTATGGTATGTTGCCCAGTAAGGTCATACAAGAGGCTTCAACCTTTGATTTGGTTATTATGGATATGGCACTGACCTATGAGAGACACGCACAGGAAGCAACTAAACCTGGATATGTCCCAGAAGTGTCAGTAGAAGAACTTATGAAGATAAAGGAACAAGCATAATGGATTTCAAAGTAAGTATTGGAACTAATAAAATAAACCCCAGCCTTAAAGGCAAGGTTAAACTATTAGATGCTGTTCCTCTTCAGGCATACACTTTCTTCAGGGCACATACTCCTATTAAAACGGGTAATGCTCGCAGTAGTACATTCATAAAGAAGGATGTTATCACTGCGGCATACCCATATGCACAAAGACTTGACAATGGTTATTCTAGACAAGCACCTGATGGTATGAGCAAGCCTACAGAAGCATTCGTTAAGAAAACTGTTGATAAGATAATGAAAAGGAAATAATAATGGCTGATCTAAATTACGACGTTAGTGTAAGCACTACACAAGCAGAAGCCAGTTTAACTAGACTACAGAAAACTGTAGGCGGATTGAATGACACATTCATTAGACTTAAAAGCACATTGGCTACAATCAGTCTAGGTGCAGTTATTAGTCAATCATTGCAATTTGCAGATGCTATCAGTGATTTAAGCGATGCCAGTGAAATAGCAATTGGCAACATCATTGGATTCCAAAATGCTGTTATGGCCAGTGGTGGAAGTGCTGATGGTGCTCAGAAAGCCATCCTACGTTTAGTCAATAGCATAGGTGAAGCCGCTGAAGGTTCAGCAAGTATGCAACGGGCATTCAGTGAAGTTGGAGTCACACTTGATGACCTTGCAAGATTAAGCAATCAGGATATTTTACAAAAAACAATCACAGGTCTTGACAAGATTACTGACAGTTCAAAGCGTAGCACATTGGTTACGCAATTATTAGGCAAAGAATTCCGCAATGTAGCCGCAGGAGGTCTAGGTGCTGCCTACGCAGACGCCACCGCCAAGAGTGCTCAATATGCAGATGCCATTGCCAAAGGTGCGGCTGCACAACAAAATATTGACAAAACACTTGGCGAGTTTAAGATTGGCCTATTAGAAGCAGTCAAGCCACTAACTGATTTAATTAGTAAGGTCAATATTGGTGTTGAAAACTTCCAAAGGTTTGTTCAAGCATTATTGGCAGTTGGTGCAGCCTTTGCCGCATTTTCAATTATTGGTAGAGTATGGAAATTATTTGTTTTACTCATTGATGGTGCTATTGCCCTTTATGGAGCATTGACTAATCTTGGAGCATTCCTAGGACAATTAGCCACAGGCTGGCGAGTAATATTTTCAGCAACAGAAGGGGCTGGAGGAGCATTTTACAGAGTTTGGTTATCAATTAAAGCCGTTGGTGCAGCCCTAACAGAAATATTAGGACCTGCATTTACAACTTTGAAAGCAGTAGGGGCACCAGTCCTTGCAACTATTGCAGGCTACTGGGGTTGGATTCAGACCAGCACAGGTGCTGCCATTGATAAACTTAAAGAATATCTAAACTATCTTCCTGGTGTCAATTTTACTATTGGCGGTGGTGCTGGCCGTGGTAATGGACAAGCAGAGTTAGATCAGCGTAAGAAAGATGCTGAAGCCGCAAAGAAACAAAGTGATGCTATTAGAGAAGTTACTGATGCATTGGCCAAACGCCGTGCTGAAATACAAAAAGCCAGCACAGCATTCAGAGAACAAAACAACCAGATTATTGACAATCTCAATTTAGAAAAGTCATTCATTGGTAAGAGTGAAGAATTTATTGAAGTTGAAAAGGCTCGTGAAGAAATATTCAAACGTGCCAGTGCTGAAAGTGCAAAACTTCAAGAAGCCAAGAAAGCATTAGGCAAAGATGAACAATCATTAGCCGCAGTATATGATCAACAGATAGCCAAGATTGTTGAAGCATCAAGAGTAGATGCTGAACGTGTTGCCCGCAGTGTTGAAGGACTGCAAGGCCTACGTATGGTTGAAAAAGGCCGCTTACAAGACATAGAAAATGTAACTAAAGCCATTGAAGCACAGATGAGTCGTCAGCAGGCACTTGGTGATATCATCAGAGGTGCTAATGATCAAGCACAGGCAGCCAGAGATGCAACTCCAGCAAGTCAATTAGTTGGATTGAATAGCATACAACGCCAAGTTCTTGAAATACAAGAGTCAGCACGTAAAGCAGCCAATGAAGCCGCAAGAGCATTCGCAGCCAATTTTGAAGATGATGGCGATGGACTAACACCAGAACGTGCTAGAGAATTAGCACAAGGTCTAAATCAGATAGCCACTGCCTACAAAGGTGTAGCAGTTGCACAGACTGAAGTTGCCAAGGCCAACTATGAAACAAGTCGCAGTTTCTCAACAGGTTGGACAGAGGCCTTTGCCAAGTATGCTGAAGATGCCCAGAATGCCGCACAACAAGCCAGCACATATTTTGACCGTTTCACAAAAGGATTTGAAGATGCTGTCGTGGCATTGGTTACTAATGGCAAGTTTAGTTTCAAAGATTTTGCCAACNNTATTATCGCTGACTTCGCCCGTATTGAAGCCCGTAAAGCACTGACTAGTTTTATGAGCGGAGCAACACCTGGCGGCAGTGTATTGGGCAGTTTGTTTAATTTTGGTAAGTCATTGTTTGGTATGGCTGCTAACGGTGGTCCTATTAGTGGTCCAACGCTGGTTGGAGAACACGGAGTTGAGTTGTTCCGCCCATCAGGATCAGGGTATATAACCAGCAACCGTGATTTGAAGAATGGTGGCGGGCAAGCACAGGTAATCAACAATGCTGTCACTTACCAAATACAGGCTGTTGATGCAAGTAGTTTCCGCAGTTTAGTTGCCAGAGATCCAAGTTTCATCTACGCTGTCACTGAACAAGGTCGTCGTAGCCAACCAACAAGGAGAAGTGCATAATGAGCACCAGAGGAATACAATATATTATAGACAACGCCAGTGCTATAGAGTTTGGCCGTGCCAAGACCGTAGGACAAATAGTTGTTCGCAGTGGGCGCATTAGAGCCGCTGAACGTGCCAGCACACAGCCTTGGGCGTTGATAGTNACNCCACCAACTTATGCCAAGTATGAAGATGTTCGTGATGNCATTGAAGGCGTGACAATCATAGATCGTAATACATATTTCTGGATTGACTTCAGCACTACTAACTTAAATTATATCACTGAATACAGAGGTGATATGACCAGCACACAGCGTGATGCACTACGCATAACCACTGCCAGCAACTGGGTTGGTAATGCAGTATTTGACATCAACTATGTCGCAGGTAATAATGGTGATGTCGCAGGTTATAGCAGTACAGCAACCTTTGACTATATGAAACTAACCAACTTACCCAGCATAGGCAGCACTGGCACAAATGGCACAATAACAACCAGCAGTGTATTATTCAAGGCAGGTGATTGGGTGCAATTTAGAACTGATAGAATCAGTGGAACAGATGTAGCCAACAGAGGTTTGGCCAGAACGGTGCCACTAGATGTATTAAGAGGCAGTGGTACAACGGTGAATGTCCCAGTTCATAGACCTTTTGTATGGAATGGCACACAGACCTATACCGTNAATTATCGTGCAGGTGGCTCCATCAGCATAGGCAGTGATGTTCGCCTTGGTATGGTAGTGACTAAAATGCCAAGTTGGAAATTGTTGCCAGGTAANATAGTTCAATGGACAGGTGATTTTGAACTCTACGAATACATAGCAGGATAAACTATGCCAGCCTTTACCTTAATAATTCCACCTGGGNTTCCTGCTATTCAAGTCAATGCTGGGACGTTCCCAACAAATGACATACGCCACGGTATGCTCATTGATTTAACTATCAATGAAACAACNTACTACATCAGCAATCTATACTCTACCGTGACCTACAACGGACATCAGTATCAGACTATGGGCAGTTTCTTAAACATCACAGAAATGCAAAATGATTTAAGGGCTACTAATAATCAACTTACTATATCCTTGAGTGGTATTCCCGTCAGTGATGGCACACCCAACTTCCTTAACATCGCACTTAACAGCAAGATTAAAGGTAGTCGTGTTCAAATATATCGTGCGTTCTTTGAACAAAATAGTTTAAGTGTCATAGGTGTCTATCAGAGATACAATGGCTATGTCAGCAATTATAATCTTGGTGAGAACTGGGATCAGGATAATAGATTAGTCAGCAATACTATCAGTCTTCAGTGTAGCAATATAAATGCTATCATAGAAAAGCAGTTCAGTGGTCGTAGAACCAATGATGGTGATCAGAAGCGTTGGTATCCCACTGACACTGGATTTTATCGTGTTAAATTATTAGCAGATACACAATTTGATTTTGGTAAGAAATATGTAGGCACTACCACTGATTCTGGTGGTGGCGGTGGTGGTGGTAGTAGTGGAACTACACAGGAACTATTTTAATGATTAAAAGATGTACAACAATGATAGACGTAAGAGATGCAATAGATCTCTTATCAGAGTTTCTTAAAGAGACAGCCTATCAACAAGGTCAAGAGATTATCAGTGATAGAGAACATCTAGGTAAGATGGTGTTCTCTGTTATGAACAACGGATTCGTTTGGTTAGCCTATGTAGAAGACAAACCAGTTGGACTGCTAATGGCACCCATTGAAAAGAACTTCTGGGTTCCCAAGTATAGCCAGTTGAGAGAACTTGTTTGGTTTGTCTTACCTGACTATCGTAAATCAACTATAGGTGGTAGATTGTTTAAGACCTACTGCCAGCAAGGTGAGAAGTTATTAGAAGAAAATAAAATTGAAGGATATTTCACAACAAGGATGACCACCACTGATGAAATAGATCTTGAACGCAGAGGATTCAGACTCACTGAAAAAACTTATTTGAAGGAAAGAATATAATGCCTGCTTTTACCTACGTCGCAAGTATCATTGTAGCAGAAGTGATTGGTATCGCTGGTGCTGCCATATTAGGTAGTGCGGGTATCGCATTCGTAACCAGTGCTATCGCATTAGGTCTAGCCACCGTAACCAGTCGTCTTATCAACGGCAGTGGTGGTAGTGGTGGCACTGATCAGAACCCAGGTGTTCGTATTCAGTTCCCCCCCGCCACAAATAATAAAATACCAATTGTCTATGGTTCAGCAAATACCAAAGGCACAATCACTGATGCGAGATTAAGTTCTAGTGATGGACAGACCAATGACACTATGACTTACCTATTGGTGTTAAGTGAGAAGACAGCCAGTGGTACATTCACTATTGGTGATATCTATTGGAATGATCAAAAGTTGGTATTTAAGACTGGTAGTGATAGTCACATAGTTGCCTCAAGTATAGATCAAAACGGATTTGGAACCTCATCAACTAATTTTGACGGACTAATTAAAGTTTGGGTTTATAGTGGTGGTGTTGATAGCAGTAAGCAAATATTCCCAACTACTGGCACACCTGTAAATGCCCGCACTACATTAGGTGAGAGTGATACTAATTATGTTCTCAATGATTTGGTATTTGCAGTTATGCAGGTCAAGTATGATAGTACAAAAGGAACAACTGGACTTGGCCAAATCACATTCCAAGTCAATAACTCATTAAAAAATCCAGGAGATGTTTGGTATGACTACGTTTCAAATGTTCGCTACGGTGCTGGTTTTACTGCTACTAGCATCAATACCGTAACCAGTATAGGTTCAACTTCAACCAGCCTAAAAAGTATTTCAAATACCGTTCCTGCTAATCAGTTTTTAGCAGACGGCACAACTCCTTCAACACAGGCTCGTTATGAAATCAACGGAGTGTTAAGTACAGGTGACACCGTTAAAAATAATATTGATAAGATTTGTTTTAGTAGTGCGGCTTGGACAACCTACGATTTCAGTGAAGGCAAGTGGAAAGTTATTCCCAATCGTGCTGCCACTGCTGGTGAATTAGCCACGGCATTCCTATTCAACGATGACAACATCATTGGTGACATCAGTGTCAATGCCACAAGCCTTGAAGACTTATACAATATTCTACAAGTAGAGTTTGCGTCAAGGAAACTGCGAGATCAGAATGATTATTNTAANGCAGANATCGCAGCCATTGAACGCAATGACNTGGAACCAGACAACACACTAAACTTAAGACTTGAGTTAGCCAATAACGCCATACACGCTGGTCGTGTTGGATTGATTGAACTTAAACAAAGTCGTGTTGATTTAATTGTTAGTTTTACCACAGACTGGAGTGCCCTTGGTGTTCAGGCTGGTGATGTTGTTAAGATAACCAATGACATATTTGATTTTGAAGAAAAGTTATTTCGTGTAACTAAAACCAGAGAAGTTGAACGTGATGATGGTGCCATAACCATTGAAGTCACTGCACTGGAATATAATTCTGAAGTCTATGATGATGAAACATTAGTAGATAGTGCTGAAAATAGTGGTAGTGGTATTATTAGTTTTGCCAATAGCCTACCAGCACCAGGCGCACCTTTCTGGGATACAACTCCTAACACCACATCAACTCAAAGCGTGGATATATTTGACGGAGCAGTAACACCTTACTTCAAGATACACACTATCATCACCGCAGGTAGCCTACCAGTTGATAGTGTTGATTTCTTAATCTCAACAACTTCTACTGCTGGATCTTTTGGCCCTGGAGTCACCGTGCAAGGTCCGTTTAACAGCGGCGATAATGTAGTCACTGGTAATATCACTGGAGTGGCTGCGGGAACTTGGTATTTTGCGGCAAGAACAACCATTGGTGAAAGACATAGTGCTGAAAGTACATCAAGTATAGCGTTAGTCTGGGATCCCCAACCTGGTAGAGACGGCGGCGTTATTTGATGATATAAACGGGCTTTTTAGAATTATCTATAAATATCACTAACAGAGCCAAAGCACTTCATACTGCCGCAGTGGTATGATTTTACAACTTATTGGAGAACATTATGGCGGGAGTATTGACACTAGGACAATGGTTAGGTGGTCCAGACGATGTAAAGGTTGAATCTACATTCCCTTCTACACAAAAAACTTATAATTATAATTTTAATCAAAGTATAACTAGTTGGACATTCAAAGCAGACTACCAAACGGTGGTAGTTGATAGCATAGCATACACCAGAGACGGGGAACCTAATTTTGCAGACAGCAGAGTTATTGGTTATTTCCCAGGTGGTGTTATTTCTACTTCAAGTTATATACAAGTAGTCTCTACTAGTGCAGGCACCGTAAATGTCACACATCCAGGTGGTTTATACCCTGAATCCAACGGAATTCTACCTGATTCTCGTGCAAATGTTCCTCTTTTAGTAGTGAGTTTAGCCTGGACTAACAATGCTACTCCCCCAGTTACAAACATTCATAGAATCGCAAAAATTATGGCTTGGGAGCCTAATGTTCTTCCCAAGGATCCAACAACACTGACAACTACCAACTACGTCAGTTTAATTTAAGGGGCCTGACGTGATCAATGTTCTTGTCACCGCCACAGAAGTTTTAATCACTTCAACTTCCACAGAATTCCCTGTTACGGTAACCAGTGATAATAATACCTTCACCGTAACAAACCAAGTTAGCAATTTTACGGTTGTCAATCAGACTCCTACAATATCTTTTGCCACTGAAAGTGCTCCTTTTGACTTGGCCACCAAGAATAGAGGTGAGTGGGTCAATGGTGCAGTATATTCAAGGGGTGATATTGTATATTATCAGTACAGCACTTATATCTGCGATATACCATATGATGAACTACTGACCAGCACAACACCGCCACCTAATGCCACTGACAAGTGGGAATTATTCATATTCCACGAATGGCCAATGGCCTATCTAAATGTTACCAACACTGCCACAATCAATGGTAATCTAGTTGTAAATGGAACATCTACCTTTGTTGGAACAACCACATTCACTGACTTAACGGTCAATAATCAGTTTATCATCAACGGATTAAAATATCCTATCAACAAAGGAACCTATGGACAGGTGTTATTCACTGGAGGTGATGAAACTGGATTAGCCGCTTGGGTAAATCTAGGTGAGTTAGTATTCTGGAGTTTAAGCACTGACCTAGGTACAAACGGATTTAATATTGTCAGTGGGCAAGGTGCTACAAGCCCTTACACTCATCCACAACTGACCATTGGTGCAGGTGTCACAGGTAATTTAAGCAGTTCAATTAAGTTTAGTGCTGCCTCAAGTGGCACCACTGGAACTATCAGTATGACTGCTACCAGTGTATCCATAACAGGTAATTTTAGTGCCAGTGGTAATGGTAATTTTAGTGGTGACTTACGTGCCAGTGGTGATTTAGACATCAATGGAGGTGCTTCCATAAATGATGATGTAGAGATAGACGGTGACACCTACATAAGAGGAACCTTATTTGGTAATGCTGCCGTAGATCCTATTAAGGTAGGTAGTGGTGGTGTTCGTTTCAGTGACGGAACTATTCAAACCACAGCAGGCACAGGCACATTCACTACTTCACAGATAGCCAGTGAAACAGTATTAGGTGTTATCAGAGTTGGTCAATATCTGGCCATCAATTCAGGCACAGGAGTGTTAAGAGTTCAGCCAGATCCAGACTGGACATATTCACTGCCAAAGGCCACAACTTCAACACTGGGTGGTATCAAGGTTGGATATGGATTAGCCATTGACAGCATCACAGGAGTGCTTGATGTTACCAGCAGTACATTCACTAACACGCAGGCCACTAATGTAAGTTTAGCCTCTGATTTAATCACTAACGGATATTCAATTCGCAGTGGAGTAGGACAGACCACTTATCTAAATGTCAGCAATGGTAGCATAACAGCCTCAACTACTGGTAGTGTTAGCATAACAGCAACCAGTAGCACTTCTTATGTCAGATTGATAAACAATGGCGGCACTACTGCCACAAGTATATCAGTGAATACCAGCACTATTGAAGTAAAAGCACCTATTATAATCGCAGGCAATGATGTCTATAATAGCACACTGCGAATAGGTAGGATTTATAATTTTGCAGGCACTGACGCCCCATTCTTCCCAGCAGGCGTGCAATATCAAGACAACACAATACAAAGAACGGCGTGGCGTGGCTACGACCAAGGACTAATTTAAGGATTAAACGATGACTATACCAGCAGATTTTGAAATTCCACCGCTACAACTGCGTAGAGGTACAGACACAGCCATTATGGCTTATCAGGCAGCAGAAGGCGAGCCAATTTGGACTACTGACACACAAGAGTTTAGAATTGGTGATGGATCTACTCCAGGTGGCTTACTAATCAATGGTAGTGGTCC